AAGGATTCAACATCCATTGAGGGGTACAATCCCATTTGAGACATATCAATTTCAAGATGACTGTATTAATGCATTTGTTGAAAATAGATTCAATATCATCTTAAAGTCAAGACAATTGGGTCTGTCAACAATCAGCGCTGCATATGCAGTTTGGTTGGCGATCTTTCAAAAAGACAAGAACATTCTTGTCATTGCTACAAAGCTCGCAACGGCACAAAACTTTATTAAAAAAGTTGCAGTCATTCTGCAAAGTCTACCAAAATGGTTATTGTTACCAAAATTTGAACCATCTAAACAACAGATCGGATTCAGTAACGGTTCACAGATCAAGGCCGTTCCAACGTCAGATGATGCAGGTCGTTCTGAGGCATTGTCATTATTGATAGTTGATGAGGCCGCATTTATTAGAGATTTTGATGAAATCTGGACGGGCTTATACCCTACTGTTAGCACAGGTGGTCGTGCAATTGTATTATCTACTCCTCGTGGAGTGGGAGGACAATATTATCGTTTATGGACGGAAGCCGAAGCAAATATTAATGAATTCAATGCAATACGACTTCCTTGGAACGTACATCCAGAGCACGATCAGGAATGGTTTGATAATGAAACAAAAAACCTACCAAAGAGAACTGTTGCACAAGAGTTCTTATGTGATTTTATCACATCAGGAGACACATTTTTACAACCCACCGACATTGAATATCTGAGAACACAAATTTCTAATCCGCTAGAAAAAACAGGTCATGATCATAACGCTTGGGTATGGTCACATCCAATTCCCGGTAGGTCATACATAATTTCTGCAGACGTAGCCCGAGGTGATGCTCGCGATTTTTCTGCCTTTCATATCATTGATACACATGATAGCGAGGTTGCTGTTGAGTATATGGGTAAAGTTCCTCCTGAAAAACTTGCAGATATGTTAGCCGAATGGGGTAAAAAATACAACGACGCACTTGTGATTCCTGAAAACAATACGTTTGGATATTTTGTTTGCACAAAGTTACGTGACACGATCGGATACAAAAAATTGTACTATCACGATCATAAAGGCGATCCATTTGCATACATTCCGACAAATCAGAGTGAAAATGCAGGATTTCCAACAAACCAAAAAACACGCGTTCAAATACTCACAAAACTTGAAGAACTGATAAGAAATAAACAACTTAAAAGCTATTCTCAACGTTTGTATGATCAATTGCAAGCATTTGTATGGAACGGAAATAAACCACAGGCATCAAAGGATAGTTTTGATGACTTGATCATGAGTTTGGCAATTGGTTGTTGGTTGGTTGATGGAAATTCAGGACTCAATGATCAAGCAGTCGCGTTATCATATGCGATGTTGAAAGCTACACAGATTCTTCGTCGTGATGCTTCACAAATGCCAAATGATGTTAACGTAATTCAACCGCTCGTTAACCCACAGATCAAGGGATTTAATCCACATACTGCTCACAGGCCACGTCATTCATCACAAGTAAGAAACGCAGATCATAGTGACTTTACGTGGTTATATCGTTGATCGTATACTTAACATGTATAGAGGATGTTCATGACGTTAAAAGTTCCTAAAATCAATATCAATGATTTGCGTAAAATGATCAAGGAAGAGATCTACAGCATTAATGAAGCAGTCGATCACGCCGGAATCAGAGATGTAGTCAACGGGGCCAGTAAATTGTTAGCTGCCGTCGAGGCGTTCAAGAGTACAGCACCTCATTCTGCAATAAATGCTGTTACACCTCATATCAATCAACTAGAAAAAACGTTGGAAGACATGGTCAGCGCTCCAGGTTCATACGTTCCAAAACAAAAAATTGAACCAAAAAAGGTATCCCTTAAGGCTGTAAAGCACCAGTGACAAATATTGACGTGTTTGTGCTATACGATCTGCACAGACAACGTACTATCACGATAGCCTCAACTTGAATAGGGGGGTATAGACATGGCAAAACGAGAACCAAAGAGCCTTTTTAGACGTTTAAGTTCATTATTTCGTTCTGGCCCAGTTGTCAAACGAAAGATACGAGGTCTAGACACCTCACTTGCAGTGGCCGACAAGACAAAGTCGTCTGGAACACTTCTATTTCAAAAGTCTTTGTCGCCGACGTATGCGACGATAACATCAAATGCATATAACCTCTCAGAACGAATGATGAGGTATCAGGATTTTCAAGAGATGGAATACACTCCTGAATTGGCAGCAGCACTTGACATTTATGCTGATGAAACATGTGCGCAAGATGAAAAGGGTCGAGTTCTCCACGTTTATTCAGAAAATGAAAAGATCAAAGAAAATCTAGAGGATCTTTTTTACAATGTATTGAACGTAGAGTTTAACCTCAGGTCCTGGACACGAAACCTATGCAAATACGGTGATTTCTTTCTGTATAACGATGTTTCACCGACATATGGTGTTGTAAATGCATTTCCAATACCCGTTAACGAAATAGAACGCGAAGAAAACTATGATCGTGATGATCCATTCGCAGTTCGTTATCGATGGGTAACACTTGGAAATCGCACGCTTGAAAACTGGGAAGTCACCCACTTTAGACTCCTTGGAAATGACATGTTTTTGCCGTATGGTTCTTCAATCATAGAACCAGCTAGACGAATCTGGAGACAATTGATCTTGATTGAGGATGCGATGTTGGTTTATCGCGTTGTAAGAGCACCTGAACGAAGGGTTTTTTATGTCGATGTCGCAAACGTCCCACCAGAAAATGTTTCATCTTATATAGAAGAACAAAGAAAAAACCTTCGAACAAACCAAGTCGTAGACAGAGAAACGGGAAGAGTCGATCTTCGATACAATCCACTGCCGATACACAAAGACACACCTGTACCATTGTTGGATGGGTCCACGTTGACCATAGAGAATCTTTCTAAAAAGATGAATGAAGAACCGGGTTGGATTCCTTGGGTTTATTCTGTCCAAGACGGAACACAAAAGATCGTTCCAGGAAAGGTGGTGTGGTGTGGTAAGAATTACACGGCCAATTCACTCACAAAAGTTTGGCTTGATGACGGATCTTATGTATTGACAGCACCTGAGCATCCGTATGTAATGCGAGACGGTAGCAGTAAACGTGCTGATGAATTAATGTCTGGTGATAGCCTAATGTATGCCTATAGAGATTTGAGTAACAATGGCTATGAACGTATCGTGGAGCCTGATGGTGTTCGTAATTCAACTCATGTCATCATTGCACGTGATGCATATTCTGATAAATGGAACTCAACAGAAGATCGAGTTGTTCATCATAAACATCCTGAGAACGGGACAAGCAATAAGAGAGATAATCGACCTGAGAATCTTGATGTGATGAATTTCTGGGAGCATCGAAAGATGCATGCTGAGCACTGTGAACTGACACTCAATAGACCTGAACAACTTGAAGCAAGACGAATTAAGAGAATAGCTTTTAATAAGTCCCCTGAAAAAAGACAACGAACTGCTGATTTGAATAGAGAACTATGCAAGGCACAGAAGATGGGGGAGAATTATAACGGATCAACTCTTCATGCTTCTCATAATGAAATTAGGCGAGATGCTCAGAAAAAGAGTTGGTCGATTGACAAAGAAGTTCGATCCGAAAAGATGAAATGGATCATTCCTAATGACGTCGTCTCTTTCTTGTTCAATGAGATTAAGTCGAGTCAATCAATCGGTAGAGAAGAATTGACCTATATAGTTCGAAATGACGTAAAGATGATGGATGTGTTGCGTCATGCAAATGATTCGAATGAAAGAAACGTCGACAAGTTTCACGTGTCAGCAGTCGTCTCAAAGATTCACAGGATGGGTTGTATTAACAAAACGAGCTTTAGAGAGTTTAGAAAGTTCGCATTGACACATGAAGCACCCGTCAATCATCAGGTAATCAAAGTTGAATCGATTGCAGCAAATGATGATGTCTACTGCATGACAGTGATGGGTACACGCGGCGAAGACGATCGACATAACTTTGCAGTTAATGGTTTAGGTCAAACAACTGATGTTAACTGTTTGAAATCATTAATCTTTGTACGGAACTCAGTTGACGAAGACTACTTTATTCCTGTTCGAGGAAATGATTCCGGCACGCGTATTGAAACATTGGCTGGCGGGAATAATACAGCCGCCGTTGAGGACGTTGCGTATATTCAAAAGAAGTTGTTTGCTGCGTTGAAGATTCCTCGAGCCTATCTTGGATATGACGAGATGTTGTCTTCAAAGGCGACTCTTGCGCAAGAAGACATTCGATTTTCACGAACAATTGCTGTCATTCAAAAAACGATCATTGCTGAACTGAATAAGCTTGCAATCATTCATTTATATGCTCATGGGTTTGATAATGAAGATCTTCAAAATTTTACTTTAAGACTTTCAAATCCTTCAACTGTTGCACAGCAACAGAAACTTGAGTTGTGGAGAGCGAAATTTGAAATTGGTGGTTCTCTTCCGGAAAACATGGGAAGTGCTGAGTTTGTTCAACGTGAGGTTTGGGGTCTTAGT